ACAACCCTATACCATGTGGCAAGTACCTATTAAAAGGATATGGAAAAAGAAAACCGAATTTAATAACGCTATAAAGCACAATAGAAAGGACTTAAAAAAATTAAAGCTATATGACTACAAAAAACTCATTGGTTATTATTAACGATATAACAATACGTTACAATAAATTACCAAAGGAAATAAGGGAACGAATCACTTTAGAAGAATTTACAAGGCAACCTGCCGGAATAGAATTAAGGGTAGATACCATTAAAAACATATTAATAGGGCGTAAAACTATTTTGATGTATGCCAAGCAAGGGAAAAGAGGTTATTATGGTTGAAGATTTAACTTTGTCAATGAATCAATCATTAGCAAACAAATTTGAAAGACTTTACAAAGACGAAAAAGAACGCAGACAATTTTGTGAAAATGAATTAGCTTTAATTAAAGGAGTGGGCAATAATTCTCCTGAAATGAAAAAGCTCCAAGAAGAAAACAAAAAACTTAAAATAGATTTAGATAAAGAAAAGGAAGACCACCAATACGACAATCAAGTTCATAAAAAAGAATTAGAAGAACTGAAGCGAAAGGGTTACTATGGTTGAAGCTATAATTGTGATTGAAATTTTAGCGATTATATACGCAATAAGCGTAGCTAACTAGCTTTATTTTTTAAATTTTATAACCGCATTAAAACTAAATGAAATTCTTTCTTCGTTAGAATTATGAGGAAAGACGATATGATTAAGCGAAGCAGGAAAGACAAAAAAATCTCTTTCTTGGGGCAAAAGTTTATAAGTACCAAATTGAAATAAATCTTCTTTACCTTCAATCCATTCAATCGCTCCGGAAAAATCATTATGCTTTTTAGCTCCGGTTAAAGGTTGCATATTTTTTGGAATAGATAAATAACCAACGGTGCTAATACTAGGATTTTCAAAAGCCGAAGAAAAATATTCTAAATGATGGTGGGTTGGATTCCATTGGTTTTTTAACATAACATTATACCAAGCTGAATTAATAATAATTTTTTCTACTTCTTCTTTAGGTCTATGGATTTTTGCGTATTCTTTAATAATAATATCAAAGAAATTCTTTTTCCATTTAAACATAATATCAGGTGTAATAAGAAATTCACCCTTTTCACCTAATCCACCGGCTAAACTATGTCCGGTACGATAAGGAATTTGTTCTTTTTCAGGCAAGTTTCTAATTGTTTCAAGGTCTTTTTTAAAATCTTTAATTAAATCTAAAGGCAAGTCTTGTTTAGAAATAGATGGACCGAAAGGTTTATAAACTTGAACATTAACTTTACTCATAAATCCTTTTCATTATGTAAATCTTTTAAAGGTATAGCATAACAATAAGGGCGACTAGCAATACCAAAGTTAGTTAAGTATTTTTCATTAGGCGTTTCAAAGTTAGGAAACCACCCCATTATTTTAAAGGTAGGGTTTTCGTCAACAACTAAAACATATTTACATTTTTTATCATTAGGTCTTATGATTAAAACATTATTAGGTTTTTTAAATTGTGAACGTATTTCTATATCTTTACCAATGTCCGGTTTATTATAAGTGCTATATGTATCGCTATAACTCCCATTCCAAAAAACATTTTTCCATTTAGCAAACGCCACTTCAGCACAAGCTCCACTAATACCTAGAGCTAAAGTTCGTTCTATTGTTCCTTGATAACCATGACCAAAGCTACGCCCCATTTTTTGATTCTCTATAAATCTTCTACCGGCTACGTCATAAGCCATTTGAACTTCATAAGGTTCTAGTTTAACTTCAATCATACTTCATCACCCCAACAATCCCACCCTAAAGTTTTTTGCCTAGCAAACAATTCAATTCTTGGAACGTCACCGCACAACTCAACAATCTTTTCTTTAATACAATCCGGCTTTTGGCTATGCTTTCTTCGTTCACTTATTACTAATTGTTCTACGTCTTTTGAAATTCTACTTGGTTTTCCTTTTGTGGCTAACAAACACATTTCTGGATTTGCCCTTGTCCAATAACCTAATCCCATAAAGTATTTATTTTTTGGAGTTGTCTTAACCCAAGTAAAAGCCACCGTTTTATAAGTAAAACCCCAACGCTTAATAAGTTCAAAAGATTTTTGAAGGAATGGATCAGTAACCCACAGAAAAAGTACACAATCCACATCACAAATATTAAATATAGGAAGCCGTAAGATATTGTTAAATTCCATGCAATTATAATGTTGTGTTGCATTTTTCTTTTCACCTCTTTGGGAATAGCTTTTAAAGTAGTAAGGGGGATCGGCATAGATGATTTTAAATTTCTTATCAGGAAAAGGAATCACTTTAAACACCTATCTAATATTTTTTTAAGTTGTAAATTATCTTTAAGGATAACCGCAAATTCTTCACATAATAAGGCGGTCTTTTCTTCTCCTATTTTATTAATATTCTTCTTTTTATAATGACAAATAATGTGCCAAATCTCATGAAATAGTATTTTTGCAAGTGTAAATTGTGATAGTTTGGGGCTAATCGTAAGGGTTGATTCGTTAGGGTCAAAGATAGCTAAATGCTCTTTGCTATACTCCCAAAAAACCCTTATTTTATGCCGTTTATAACGTATTTCCTTTAGCTTCATAATAGAATCAATAATAGTTTATAACATAATTAATAAAAAAATAAATATATAAAAGGTATAGATTTATTATACAAAATATTATACAAAACTTATATGACCGAATCAAAATTTATTCCGATTAAAAAATGTTATACGGAAATAGGTTTAGACCACACAAGCCCATCACAGTTTAACAATCCGTTAGACATCTGGGTGGCAAAGTACATCATGTTAACTCCCAAAGAAAGAAAAATGCTCCCTCCATCAATGTCTATGGAATTTGGTGGGTTTGTAGGTCAAGCGGTTCAAGATATGAAAACTAAAAATTTATCTTTAGAAAAGGTTTATAATGGATGATATTTATAATCCCATGAAAAAGGATATACAAACTTTACAAGACAAAGTGGCATCTTTAGAGGCACAACTTAAAGAAAAGGATATACAAGTTGATGAAGAAGTTCGTTATAAATTAGAAGAAAGGAAAAAAGCTCAAGATAAAGATTTAGAAATTATGGCACTAAAAGAAAAGTTAGCTTTATCTTTTAGTGTCATTAAAGATAGTGATAATAAAATATTAGAAATAGCAAAGGAGATAGCAAAGGTATATGGAAAAGAAATCACAGACAAAAAACATTAAAAACATTTACGAAAAACTATTAAGTGTTTGGAGTGATGTAGATAAGGTAACAAAAGGTGAAAAGAAAGTTGGTTTACACTTTAACCCTGTCTTACATGACGAAGTTAATAAAGTAGTAAGGGGTGCATTAATTAAAGAAAAATTAATTGCTATACCCAAGTATGTTAATCAAAGAACAATAGAAAATTATTTTTATTTAGAATGTAATTTAACTATTATCAACGTAGAAAATCCAAGAGAAAAAATAGAAATAGAAGGGGCTTCAGCTTTTGCCAAGATAGATAAATACGCTACCGGTAATGCAATGTCCTACGCTACAAAATACGCTTATTTAAAAGCGTTAGCATTACAAACCGGAGAAGATAACGAAGATGGTAAAAATGCACCCCAAGATTTTCAAGTGAATAGAAGAGGATTGCAAACCAAATTAAATGCGGAGCAATCTAAATTTATTCAATCTGAAAAATATCAAAATATGTCTAAAGAACAAAAAGATATTGCTATGGCGAATTTTGATAAACAACGTAAAGCCATAGACAATGCACAAGAAGGAGGAAATAAACATGGCGTTGAACTCTAACCAAATTACAATTTGGAAAGACAAGAATAATATAAAAACCATTGGTACTGGTTCTATTAAAGATGAAAATGGAAACTATACCAATTTTTCTTTATCTGAGGTTTATACGAAAGATGGTAAAATGTTAGGTTTAGGTTTGAATATGCAAGTGGCTTTATATTATCAAGCGGAAGGAAAAAAATTTGCATTAAACACCAACTACAAACAACCCATTAATGTTAAAACCACTACGGATCTATTACAAAGATTTGATAAGAAAATTAGTGTAGCTTTTAAAAATCCTGGAGACGAATCGGCAGGTAAATCAGCTAATTACAATCTAGTTTTTAATGATCCAAAGGATAAAAAACAGGATGGATTGGCTTTTTGAAATATTAATTGAACAAGAATACTACATTTATTTAATTTGTTTAGTATTCGGTTTTTTTATTTTGTATATGCAAAGTCGGTATTAAATGTTTGAACTTTTAATGCTCTTGGTCTTACCAAGTGAAATTAATCCACAAGAAGTAGGTATAAAGTATTTACTTAAAGATAAATTCGTAGACCATAAGTCTTGCGAAGAATATGTAAAAGAAAATACCTACTTCAAGGAGGTCGACCAACAATATGAAGGATTATATTATAAAATTGATACGAAAGAATACAAAGTGTTTTTAACGTATTGTAAACCAGTGGAAAAAGAAAAATGAAACCAGCGTTACAAAAGTATTTTGAAGATTATGGAAAGAAACAAGGAGTAGCACTTTTAAATTTTCATTTTAAAGAAATGGAAGGAATAGATAAAAAAGTAAGCTACAACATGATTATAAAATTATCTGAAACGACAAGACCTGAATTAAAAAATGAAAGATATTTAAAAGGAGTAATGACGTTTGGAAAATCACACAATTATTTTCCTTTAAAAGTCAGTCGTTCAGCTATTCATAAAAATTATTTTGAAAGGAAAAAAGATGGCTAAAGATAATGTTACCGACATACATAAGATGCCACCGGAAATTAAAGCTATGTTGGGCGATAAACAAGCTCAATATGGGGATTATGGGGCTACCGCTTATGTTATGAAAGGAATAGCCGAAGCGATTTTGTCCGGCTACAATGGTTATATTGTTAAAGTTCCTATTGAATTTTGGGAAGCTATGAACATATCCGAAAAGAATTGGCGTAAGATTAAAAATAAAAACTATAAATCCGACACTTATGATGACGTTTTAGGATTTAATGAGCTAGGCAGAATGCTTAAAATACAAGGAAAAAAAGATGGAAAATAGAATACCCATGACCCCTAAAATGATGCAGGTATTGAAATATTTTAAAAAATATTATACAAAACATGAGATGTCACCAACTAGACGTAAAATGCAAGTTGATTTAGGTTATGCTAGTCCTA